CGCGTTTTGCTTTAGTTGTAGCAGCATACTCTGCGGGGGTCAACGCTTTAATAGCCGACTCAGGTAAATACCGCTCACCTGTCTTTGACGACGGCTTACCACTCTTGGTGCGCCACTTCTGTGCAGTCCAATCTTTAAGCGACTTTTGCGGGGCTTTCAATCTTTGTACCCCCCACCAGCAGCTTTGTATTTCTTTGCAACAAGCTGTGCTTTGCGTGCAGACCACTGACCTGCGGCTGTACCTTGCACTGCTGCGGCCTTAACCTGCGACACAATCCGCTTACGCAACTCAGGTTTCGTATAGTTACCTGCGGCGTTTACTTTGGATTTGGTTTTAGGTTTGGTAGCCATATCACCACTTTACCTTATCTGCCCAATAAGCGGCTGACATTTTTCCCTTAGCGATGTTCTTCGCATGGCGGGCTTTAAAACTTTTTTGTCTTGCCTTCTCACTTGGCGTGCTTGGGCTAGACCCAGCGCCACTTACACCTTGCTGACCAAAGCGAATAACTTTCTCTTTGCCGTCAGCACAGGCTTTAACTACATGAGACTTAGTAGCATGACCCGGTGTCCTTTTCGGGGAATTACATGCCATCTCAGATTTTTTGATGACTTTAGCCATATTAGTCCCGAACTAAAATGGTTACCGAAGTAGCCCCACCAATATCACAATAGATACCAGTAGAAAATATCATTCCACCTTCGGGAATACCAAAGGCTACAACCCCTTGTTTCGTAGTATCAAGTTCTAACTTGACAGGGCCTGTTGCAGTAAGACCATCGTAAAGTTTAATGTGGTCTAAATTTCCCCCGCTAGAGGTATATAAGAAACCCAGCATCCGAATTTGTCCGGTATAGAGTACAGCATCGACATTTGTATGTATCGAAGTAACATCACGGGCCATAATAAAACCTCCTTAAAAGGAGGGGGCCGAAGCCCCCATCCTTACCTACGTTTAGTTGATGTCTGTCAACAATGCAAAGACACGTACAACAGCAGCGGCTGGTACAGCAGTACCAATCGTGATGTCAATAGTGTCAGCAGCAGCGTAAACTTTACCACCACTCAAGGTAGGAGCAAACGCACCAGCCGACAACACAGGAACACCACCAGAAGTACCAGTTGCGTTCGCTGAAGTTGCAGCCAAGTAACCAGCGGCGGCAGAGCCGTCACCGATTGCAATGGTGCTAGTCACGCCAGCGGCGGTAGTAACCACCATACCTACGTTAGACACAATAGTGCCAGCAGGTACAGGAATTACTTCCAACACATCAGAAGCAGCCAGTGCAGTAGCACCAGCAGCAGAACGTGCCGCAATGATTTTCGGGAAGTCAAGGGTAATCTCCACGCGGACAGTCTTGTTCAAAGAATCCGCAGGATAAGCAGCCGAGCCTTTGTTAAAGCCCAACGAGTCAGTATATGTAGCCATTTTAAATCTCCTAAAAAGTTACGATAGGGGGCCGAAGCCCCCCATGAATTACAGAGTAATAATGCCTTGAGCCAATGCTTCAGGTTTCACCACTTTGTAGCCATAAACTTGCAAGCCACGGATGACGTTACCAAAAGTAGACTCGGCGCGTAGAGACTCCATCTCGGTCATTTGAGAGGCGAAAGTAAAGCCCATCTTGTGACCAGCGATAAGACTGAACTTGCCAGAAGTTACAGACAAGTTGTGGCTCATGTAGACGGTGAATCGGTCAATCATACCGAGACGACCATTACGGAGCACAGACACGCTGTCACCAGTCAAAGAAGCATCCTTAAGGTCAGACTTCTTAATCATGCCAGCCATCTTGGCAGGGATGATAATGAAGCGGTCACTCTCAGGAGCGTTAGCTTCGTCAAGAACAGTACCGATGTCAACAATGTATTCCAACACGTTAGTCTTGGTGATAGCTACTGGAGTACCAGTTGTACCCAAGTCAATGTTGCCAGAGATACGACCAGCAGATGCACCTTTGTTCAAGGAAGAAATGTCTGGAAGAATATCTGTCAATACACGTTGGTCAATCTTAATCTTCATACGCTCAGAAGCGTCTTTAGACCAAGTGTCCATCATGTTTACGTCAGACTGAACCTTGTCCACGTCGTCTTCGATACAGGCAAAGTACTCACCCTTGTCGATGACCAACTGGATTTTTGGCTTATCAGGATTCTCAACGCTTAGGGTTTGGCCCTTAACGTAAGTCTTGATGCTGATTTCAGGAGTGGTACGGATGTTAACCGTATCACCCATGCGGCGAATCTCGCCCTCATAGTTAGTGTTAGAGATTGCTGCGAGCACGGTGGCATCGTAGAAATTCTCGATTAATTTACCAGACCAAATTTCTGGAATGAAGTTACCCGAATAATTCGGGCGTCCTGCGGCGACGGGAAATCCCATGATAAAACTCCTCTAATCAAGCGTTAACAGTTATACGATTTTCTCGCTGTGCAGCGAAAATATCGCGTTCAATGCGGTCACGCTCTGCTTCGCGCCCTTTGTACTTACCTTGACGAACATCGTTGAAGAAGTTTTTGATGTCATCAGGGCTGTAGGTCTTGGCGTTTGTTCCAGTCGGATTACCTGTATTGCGCCCTTTACCGGGGGCAACTTGGCGTTCCAACTCGGAAGCAGACACATTCCGGCGGGTGTTTTGAGCAACATTGGCTTGTCCAGTAATCTCAAGCCAAGACTTAAAGAAACTACCAACTCGGCGTACATCGAGGCTGCGCTGTGCATCCTCTAGGATAGTTTGGCGACTAATACCTGACATGGGGTCAAACTCAAGAAGCCAAGACTGAAACTCTGGGTCTTCGTTGATGTCTTTCCAATTGGGGACTTGTCCTGCCAAATCTGACCAGAATTGCTGTTCAGTAGTCATAGCCTGACGATGTGCGAGGTTTTGCACCTGTGGCACAACATTAGTCTGCAACTGCTGAAGCATCCGCTCAATTTGCACAAGTTTCTGCGCAACAGGGATTAACTCCTCACGGGATACTTTACGCATCACGTCAAGCGATTCTCCATATTCCTCAACATCTTTCTCAGTAACAAGTGGGTCAACTTGCGTTTGCGCCATGTTACGAGCAGAAGATTGTTGTGCTGAGATGGTTGCCAGCAACTGCTCCATTTGCTGCAAACGACCTGAAAGTTCTTTGTTCTGACTATGCAGACGTGGAACTTCGGCGTTATACATGCCTTGGAGGGTACGGTATTTCTGAGTTAGATTTTCTTCTGAGCCTTTTCCGTCATCACTTGCGTGCTCAACACTGGATGACTGAGTAGCACTGTTCGTGTCAGCGGCTGCGTCGGCGGTCGGAGTTCTGGTAGCTTCACTTGCAGTGGGCGGAGTTCCACCATCGGCTGGAGGGGTCGCCCCGTCGCCATTGGTTCCATCACCATTGAGTTGTGCGTACAGTTCTTGAACTGCCTCGGTCTGTTTACGAATTTGCTCTGGAAGTGCCATAGTAAAACGCTCCTATCGGTATGCGTGGATTAGACGGCGAGTCATATCAGTTAGGACTTTGCCGCTAGTTCAGGGGACTCTTTGGCGAGTTTGTAAATCTCGCCCAAAACTTGGCATCGCCCCTGCATCAATGCCGCGTTGTTTACCGCAGATGGTAGTTGCTCTAGCTCATGCATACGCCATGCTTTCAACCACTCCAGAATCTCTGGGTGCTGACGCACAACGACAGAAAGAGCTTTTACAACTGATGGGTCAGGACGTATCACGGCTGACCTCCACTACGATTCATGACTGTGTTCGCTTCCATTCCACCTTTGGGTGCGCCGTTGGGCAAGAGTGCCGCAGCGGCAGGCTGCTGTTGGGCAGCCTGTGCTTGCGCTTGCTCCGCAGCCGCAGCTATGCGACCGTTATAAGCGAGTTTGTCCCGAGATGGAATAAGTTCGTCCACAGGCATTTGCAACCCTTTAGCCACTTCACGAAGAATCGCGGCGCGGCCATCCCGACCCATAATCGACATGTCGATTTCATTGGCGGTTGCGTTGAGGAATTCGATACGGCGCACGTTGACAGTCTCTTTGACAGCCAAGTTAACTGCGCCACGGGCAACGACTTGAACGTCACCTTTAATAGATTCATCCTCGTCATAGCGCATGTTGTACACGAACTGACGTTGGACAATGGGTTTAATCACATCACCGTCGATGTGACCAACCACTTGACGGATGCCTTTACCAGCAGCACCCATTAGCATAGATAAACCAGACGACGTGCGGCCTGCGCCTTGCACATCGGTGTTGCCATACAAGTAGGCAGGAATACCAGAGTGGTCATCTGCCAACCGAGCAAACTTATCATACACAGCCACTAACGTACTAGCGTTATCTTCAGGCTGTGTGAAACGTACGGCAGGTGCACTTGACCCCATTGGGTCATTTGTTACTTGCCAAATCTTCCAAGGTGACATCTGTGTGATGTCTTCGTTTGGAGGAATACGTTCTAGGTTTACTTCGACCTGTGGGCCAGAAGCAATACCCATGTTGTTTACAAGAGCACGAGCCGCTGCATTACAGACGTTCTGAATGTCTTCAATGATTTCAGGAATACCCTTACCCCAGAACGCACCGGGGCACTTGATAAACGAAGTCTTGCAATAAGGCTTTTGACCCAGTGGGTCATAGTTCAATACAGCCTTGATGACGTAGTTACCAATCATCCAGACGTTAGCATCGTACTCTTGAGCTTCATCAGGAATTTCTTCCTCAGTCAGACCCCACTCACGA